CCCACGCTATAAAATCCGCCGGCAAAGTAGTAAGTAACGATTCTTCGCCGTCTATAGTTTTTAGTTCTAGTGTCATTTTCATTTGGTGCCCTGTTCTCTAGTTGGGTTAAGCTCTGGCTACTGTGCCGTCTTCAATGATTAGCTCTACGGTTGTAGTAAGCACGTCTACCGCGCCTCCGCCGGCTACGGGATAGTTTGGAAAGCAAGAGCCCGAGAATGTCGAGCCGTTAGCGTCAAAACTAAATACTAAAGCGGTATCAGGCGCGGCTAAGGCTGCGTCCCATAGTGCGTCACATAATGAACCTACCGCGCCCCAGTCCGAGAACATTTCAACGGATAGCGTAGCGGTCTGGTCAATTGTCTTATATGCGCGTCCTGAAAGTACTTCTAGTACGGCTTGGTTTAGTTCGGTTGTAAGCGTTACTGTTGAAGCTTGCGCGTCGTAGCTATCGCTGTCTATGGTTAGGGTCAAGTCCCTACCTGTAATATAAGTTGCCATTTCTGACCCTTCCTTTTCTTTTTGTTAGTTGGTAGTTACTAGTTCAATGGTTAAAGAGCTAGTAAGCATTTGGTTACCTGAAACTTCTTCTATTTGTGGCTGTGACCAGCCGCTAATAATTCCCGTCCCAGTTGGTAAAACGTTGTATACGTCAAGCATTAAGGTCTCAATATTGGCTAACGCGGCTTGGTTATCTGCAGCGCCTACTACCACAGTTAAAGCAAAACGCACGTTAAGCCGGTTACTTAATCCGCCAATAGCTACGGGCGTAATGTATGGGCTTGAAGGCACTAAGACAATAGCCGGCGGGGTTATCTGTTCACGCGGGAAAGCGTAAACTACACGGCCAGCCGCGCCTAAGGCTGTGGCTAATGTGTTACGTAAAGATACTAGGTTAGCCATTACCCAACCATTGAATTTGTGTCGACGTTGCCGCCAAGTAGGCCGATAACTCGTTGCAGCATTGAGCGGCCTAAGCGATACGGGGCGGGGGCAAAGTCTACGCCCTGCTGTCCCATTGTTCCCTTTTGGGTCTCCCAAATATCTACCGCTATAGCTAAAGTGGCAGAGCGTACGCGGGCGTCTAAATCGTATAAAGCAGCTTGAGAAGTTAAAAGCGCTTGGCCGCGTGGTTTAATCGGCGTTGGGATAATGTCGGCATTAGTGATAGCGGCCGTGAATACATAGGCTTGATTACCTACGAAAATAGTATTGTTATTTACAATAAATCCGCTATTGGCAGACTTAAGGCTTGTTACCACTCTAACCCCATTAAACGGAGCGCCGCAGCCTGTAATTGTTACGCTCTGGCCTATAACAAAATCTACAGGAGCGGCGGCGGTAAAGGTTGCAACGTTATCATCTAGGCGAACCGCTGTAATTGAAGAGCGGTTAAAGTCTAAGAAACTTAAAATAATGTCTTGCGCCGCGTCCGCAACTTGCTGTACTTCTGCGTCTGGATAAATTGAACCAATGCCTAACACGCTTTTAAGTTCGGTAATGTCTATAAGTGCCATTTGTTCAACCTTTCAGTCTTAGGTATGCGGGGGGCACAGGGCAGCACCCCCCGCACAATTAAAGGGATTACGCTACGTTGAACCTGCGGATACCTAACGGCTTTTTTACCGCAATAGCGGCGTAACCGTATACGCTAACTTCAATTTGTCCCGAGCCAATAACGTTTACCTGTACTTGGCGGGTAGGTGACTCGTAGAAGGTTGCAGCTTCTGGGGCGACTAATAGCATAGTGTCATCTCCCGCACCAGTTCCAAAGTGTGGGTCTACGTATAGGTTAGTTCCCAAGACTGTACCGACTAGAGAAGTGCCTACCGTGTCGCCTGCGTTATTCATAGGGTTTGAAGCAGTGTAAAGCGAGCGGCCGGTAGTGTCTGCGTAGCCCATAATTGCAGCCCAATTTGTACTATTGGCTACGAGGTTACGGCAGAAATTGCCCGAGCCTGCGTAACCGGCTGCGGACTCTACGGCAATAAAGCTTTGAAGTCCTGCGGCAGTTGCAGCCACTGGAGCGCCGGCAGTTCCGCCGGCTACTAATGCAGCAACAACGGCTAAATCGGTAGCCTTTGCGTAGGCCGCTGTCATTTCGCGCAATAACTCGGTTAGGAAGGCAGGGCTTGAGCGGTCAATGAGCTCCCAAGATACGAGACTAGCGCCAGCAAACTTATTTATATTTACGGTTAGCGCGTCAGAAGTCATAGGAGTACCAAACGTTGAACCTTCTTCGTTTACGTCTGCAACTGTTGGGGCTTGTGTCAATTTAGGAATTGTAAAAGACATTCCACTAGCCGGCAGCGCTCCGCTTGAAATTGCTTCAATTGTTGGGCGGCCTGAAATAGTTGTAGAAATAAATTCGTTCAGGTGTGGCGCAAGCGTTAGGCCTGTATTTGTAGTGGTGCTTTCATCGGCTGCCCTTACGTATCCGCGGCTATCATCATTACCCATAGCAGCTTTAATGCTGTGTTCTAGGTATGAAGTGCCGTCGATAATTGGGCTACGTGGTGCTGTGCGAATTGGTGCGGCAGCGTGAATAGGTGCGGGCGCAACTACTTCTACAGCCGCTTCTATTGCGGTTTCTTCATTTTCCATTAGAGTAATCTCCTCTAGTTTGTCCTCGGCGGCTATCGCTTCGGCGGTTTGTGGGTCTTCGTCACTGGCTGCTACGTCTGTAATTAGTGCAGCCTTAAAAGCGGGGTTAGTAACGTGGGCTACCTGCTGCAGCGTAGCGGCGCTTATGTGCATAACGCCTTTATCTATTGTGTATTCGTCCGCGCTGGCTTCGATACTAAAAGCGGGGCGTAAGCCTTCGGCGGCTTCTATTAGCGCGTCAGTACCGGCAGAAGTTCCGGCTATCTTAAAGGCCATTGAAATACCGGCGGGGGTAATCTCTTCACTACCTGCAATACCGCGCCCTAGCGGAGCTGTGCGCAAGTGTTCCCTATTTAAAATAATGTCTTCGGCCTTGAATTGCTGGAATGACCCAAATTCAAAAATAACCGAGCCGGCGCTAGTTGTGCCAGACACACCAAAAGGCACTACCATGCCTTTAATTGTGCGGGTGGCTATATCGGCGGCAAGTATGCGCCCCTCAAAGTTAATTAGCATTATTATTATTTCCTCTCGGGGCTAGCTCTTCCATTTCGCGGGCTTCGTCAATGTCGATTATTCCCGCTTCTAAAAGTTTTACGGTTACATCTATTCGTTCCATAGGTGTACCCCGTAGGTATTCTTCAATCTCGAACCTGACGCGCTGGGTAATCGGGGTAATGTCGTCCATACTTAAACGCTGTTCTACCGCGATTAAATACGGCGATAGGCTTAAGTCAATTAGTGACCGGCGCTCTTGAATTGTATTTGAGTAAGTGCTACTAGTGCTTTCGGCGTTTAGATACCAAGCGGGTATATTCATCAGGCGCGCTATCTCGGTAGCCGTGTTCATTCTGTTTGCGCTTAGTTCCATTTGCGTAGCGTCGAAGCCAAAAGTTTGCACGTCTAAATTACCGCTTAGGTAAGCCGTTGAGCGCTGCTGTCTGGCATTTTTCCAACTAGACAAAAGGGCGGATACTTGGTTAGCCGGCAGGTCTACGCCGCTATTTTTAATATACATAGCGGGGTTAGGCTCTTCTGCCATACGGCTTACTGCCTTTTCAAGGTCTAGCGCGGTTTTAATTGTTCGCCCTGCTCGGTTAAGAATACCGCCCGTACCTAAGCCGTAAAAGACTATAAGACTATCTACCCCAGCCATAGGAACAAGCCGGCCGTCTACATAAAAGCCGTCTACGATTACATCTAAAGCGTCTAGCGTCTGAAAGCTAACCCGTAACGGGTCTATCCGGCGCGCGTGTGTCGGGCGGTTATCTTCAGGGTTAACGCTCAAGACTTGCCAATAGGCCACGTCATTGAATACTAAGTCGTCAAAAGTCCAAGACATAGTTACAGCCGCCGGTAGCGCGGGGTCTGGCTGCTCAAGGATAGAGCGGCCTTGGACTTGCGCGCCGGTTATTTTATTAAAAGACTTTAGGGGCAAGCTTGCAGCCGTTCCGCAAATAATAGAGCGGGCGCGGGCAACGCTTGGTACTTCCATAGCTTCGTTACGTGTCGTATATGGCGACATAATAAACGGGTAGAAATTCTGGCTAGGAAGTACGTTTATAGCGGCCGTTACATTAGTGGCGCTTGCCTTAACTTCATTAGTGAGCGCAAAGATGTCCAATAATCCCATAGTGACAGTATGACCCGTATTTGTATTAGTTGCGCATTATGCAACCTATTGCACCATTGTTCAACGTGTCGGGCTAGGTAATCAGAGTACTTGACCCCTCGTTAGTACCTAGCCCAACAACTATACCGACATTATCACGCTTTCAGGCTGTGGCGTAGTAGCGTGGCCAACTGCCATTACTAAAGCTACGGCCGCACTTATCGGACTAGTGGCAGCTCGCCGCGCAATTCTCCACCCGCCATCACCTGCCGGCCGTCTAGCGCAAGCTACCAAGTGTTCATGCATTACGGCTTGGCCGGCGTGTATTATCATTTCGTTATTAAGCGCGTTTAGTGTCTGGTCGCAAGCAATAGCAAAGTTGGCACTACTCCAAGCCGTAGGCACTGTATTTACTTGGGCGCGGGCTAGGTGCGGGGCGATAAAGCCGGCCGTATTTGGGTCGTAAGCCAATATGCGCGGGTTAAAGCGTCTAGCAAGCGTGGCAATTTCGGAAGCTAAGGCCACGTCATTTATGCCGCCGTCTTTGTGCCACTCGTGAACAAATACCGCTAGTTCTTCTTCTGGTGTTATCTGCACACTTACCAAAAAAGCCTTTTCACGGTTAAAGCTAAGGTCTAAGCCCATATAAGTAGGTAAGCCGTCCTGCATAGTTAGCACGCGCTCGCCGCGATTCCATTTCTCCATATTCCAAGGGCTCGTCATTGACGACACCCACATACAAAGGCTCTCAGTCATAAAGGCTTCTTTGGTGTCAAATTTGGCGCTATCTAAAATACTGTCAATTCCGATTAAGTGGCCTAGCGCGGGATTAGCCTGCTGTATTGCTTTTATGTCCGGCGGGTTTACTTGTGAGCCTTCCGCCGCGCTCCACTCATACCAGCCCATACGCGGGGAATTATTCATAAGCGCCCTTGTACGTAGACTATTTAATACTGTGCTTGCTTCTGACCCTGCGTTAGAAGTTACCCAAGTTTGGCCGGCTGTAGTTCTCGTTAGTGGTACGGCAGCTTGCCAAGCTTCCTCGCTAATTTCTCGCAGCTCATCAACGTATAACAAATTAGCCGTACTACCGCGTGAGCCTTCAGAGGTG